TTGGGTTACGTTTTGGTTTGGTCATGTATTGGATGCCTGTGACCAGCAGAGACTATCCATCACCACACCCACATTGTGTCCCTCCGTGTAGTCGTTTGGCATTTTGTTTAGCACAGAAATATTAAGCGTAAAGCACTGATTTTGGGGGTTTATGTGTGGTGACCCAATGGGCATCTGTCCCTAGGATTTGTACACTTGTCTGTGTGGTAGTTCGGAATACCAGCCCTCTGCGACTACGGTTGTTGGATGTCATCAGTGGCCATCCCCGGTAAGGGTATGACAACGTGACGCAATCCCGGGTTTGAAAAATCGGGCTCAATGCTGGCATAGAAATTTTCCAGCACGATTTGATCGTGTGGGCTTATTCCAAACGCCAAGTAAAAAGAGAGTCTGGCCGAGGTGCTAGGTTGTTGATACTTCCTATACATCCCTCTAGCCATTCTGGCAGTTCCAGTCTCCATGGTTGGGTCGTTAAGGGGCTTAGCCCCATTCGCGACTCGAACATAGTAGCTGTAAAAGTCCTGCCAGACCGGAATGCCACCAGTAAGGTGCATACCGCCCTCTCCCACTGCAGCTGCCCAGCGTGCCATTACCTTCGGATTATCCAGTGGTTTAATAGCCACTGTATCCTTTGATATTGCAACGCGCGGGTCACGAACCATAATGTATTTCTGTCCATCGAATACCGGGTGGCACTGGCAAAATTCAATTTCTTCCAATACCCTCACCGGTGGCTCGACAGTCATTTCAAACCCAAGCTCAAGGAAGTAGGCATCAATACCTTGGTTAAAGGCGTGGAGGTTTTCCTCTTCCATAATTATCACACAGTCATCTCCATCGTTAGCTAACCTAATCTCGATGTTCAGCCATTCGGCGTATGAGTAGACCATGGATGACATGAGCAGGCAATTTCCAAGTGCAGTGTTGGAATCACCAGACATGCGACAGCCGTCGGTGGTGTAGGTGACGGACCCCTCATTGCAATGAGCAGTACCTCTATTGGCGAGTTGCCAATGCATAAGCTGTTTGAAGTACTTGTCGCGTGGATAATATGTTTTGTAAATGGTGTGTTCCCACTCCAGTGCTGGCCTTGATACGTGTTGGTCAAAACGTTTCGCATCAAGCCCTACGGCAACAGGGTTCCTGAAGTGGTTCCAATGGTTAAACATATAATATCCTCTCTGTTCAGCGTTCAGCCCTTTGAATATTGCCTTTGAACGAAACAGTGTGTCTATTTGTTTATAAATTTTCTTCTCTATCGGCTTTATATACCGACCACTTTCCACAATATACCGTGGATCACGTGGTTGAATGATCCTCGGAGCGGGGTTTGACTTCACTGTAAAGTTGTATTTCTCGGCCTTGATAAACGCACGTATCGTGCTGTCTATCGGCCCAAGTGGGACTCTGGCGAGACTGTTGGCTGCTATCTCATAGTTAATCCTTCTGCGGCCCACATATGTCCCAGCGAATTGCATCGCTGTCATTGGGGCGGCATATTGGTTCATACTCATGAAATGCTGCTTCACGGTCTCAAGCCTGTCAAATGCATCAGGAGTGGGCTGTGGGGTGCGTACAAACGCATCGCCACTCTTGACGTAAAATACTCTTTCTAGTAACGCCCTTTCTATTGCGGTGAGAGAGTTATTGTACACAGCGTATCGCTGTCCTTGCGAAAGCCCGCAGAAGACAAAAGTTTTACGCTGTTTTTGTGGCTTTCCGTGGCGTGTCACTACCTTCAAGCATGGGGAGACTGGGAGCACACTAGGTGTGCAGTCTACCCCAGGTAGTGGCCTTAGGCCTCCTCAAGCTCTCGAGATCGGATCCCCTTGAGTTTTAAACTTCAAGGTGAGCCAATCCCAAATGCTTCGGGTGGTCCTATAATCACG